TTAGCTTTAAGTTGTTGTCATAACGCAATGCTACTGGACCATTCTCAGTAGCAGTAATCATAAACTCACCAGTTGCACCATTGATAGCTACTGTGCTTCCTGTAATAGCATTGCCATTAACATCAAGGTTGCCACCAAGCTGCGGAGTAGTATCATTAACTACTGCTGCTTGAGTATCTACGTATGCTTTAATAGCTTGTTGGGTGGATAGCGCCGTAGCACTATCACTTCCCATGTTGTCTTCATCCAGGATAGTCGTTACAGTAGCACCTGTTGCAAACTGTAAGTCCGTATCTACAACAATATTATCTACCGTAACGGTTCCTGCAAAGTCCTTATCAGCGGAATCCGCTAATTCTCTTGCTCTAGTCATTATGCAGTCTCCAATGCCGTAATACGGGCTTCAAGTTCTTGTATTGTTTTAACTAATAATGGTACTAGTTTCGACTGGTCAATGCCCTGATACACAGGATTGCCTTCGTCATCTACTTCATTGTGTGTTCCGCTGATAGCCTCTGGAACAACGCTCTGCACCTCGTGGGCTAGGAAGCCATCGACTGTGGTGTCAGGGTTGGCGATAAAGTTAAAACGCACAGGGTTCAGTTGCTTTAGGCGTGTGGTTGCATCCCAGTCAGCTACCACGTTTTCTTTTAAGCGGTAGTCGGATGAGGTGTTGTAGGCTGTAGAAGTACCGTTTGTCGCAATGCTACCGACTTTCCCATTTGGATTGAAAAAGTGAATTAAATCGTTTCCAGTAGTTAAACTGCCAGACATAAATAATTCAGAGTCATAAGCACTCTTAATAAAACCAGAACCTACGACTGAAGCTGATGGTGCTGAAGTGCAGCCAAATAAAATATCACCATTGCTGGCAATGCGCATACGTTCTGTCAATGTTGCAGCAGTACCAGCCGTACCAGATGGTGCATTAAAGAATTGCATGTTTGTACTTAATACAATCTGTGTTGCTGTTGTGTTGGCAATGTACTTCCAGCCTGAGTCATAGGAAAGATTTGAACTTAGGTATAAAGGTGTGTCATCTGTTCTACCAATGACCGTTGCACCCAAAGCAACTTGTAGGTTTTTATAAGTTGACGATGTTGCTGCTGGCGAACTAGTCCCAATGCCCACGTTGCCGCCGCTGTCGATACGCATACGTTCTGTGCCAGTAGTTTGGAACTTAATTGGATATCCGCCATCTGTGTTGATGGTCATATTACCGCTTACAACACCAATGTAGCTGTTTCGCCCATCGCTACCATCAAACTCAATCAAACCAATCATTGAAGCTTTACTTGTAGAAGATGATGTAATGCTAATCCTTGCGTCATCTGACCTTGAAATAGTTAATTCTTCGCTAGGCGAACTCGTGCCAATGCCCACGTTTCCGCTGCTGTCGATGCGGAGGCGTTCAGTCAGCGTAAGTGTACTACCTGCGCTTCCGGCTGCCGCATTACTAAACTTAAATACATCGGCATCTAAATCAATGACAGATGCAGGGTCACTTTCTATGTACTTTAAAGTTCCCGCATCATTTCTTGATACGTTATTGCTAAAGTGTGTTCTTGGTGTTCCTGACCAACCCGTACTATCTGACCAAAAAGCACCCCTTCCTCCTACTTCAATAACAGGGAAGTAATGTCCCCAGTCACCTGATAATTGATTGTTACCTAAAGCTATACCTTCATTACTACTGTCCCAGAAGAACTTTACGGTTGAGCCGGTATCTTCGTAGAAGCTGATGTCGCCGCCTGAATTAATATTAAGAAAATGAGTATCCCAAGTTGGCGTAGTGTCTGATGAAGTTGAAACTCTTAAGTCGTGACTGCCACCACTCTGTATACTGGCAATTCTAAACCAGTCGGTTGCGTTTTCTCCGGCATCGGCAACTAAAGCAATGCCTCCTGAAAAATCTCCAGACGCACCTTTTACTGTTATAAGGCCGTCTGTCGCAGTAGGAGCTTGTGCCGTCACAGTACCAGTGACATCCACGCCTGTGCTGGTGGTTTGCACTTTGGCAGTCCCAGCATAACACATAGCCGTTTGCGCCCCAGAGATGCCGTAGAAATAATCATTACCAGACGGGTCTTCTATTAGCAATTCTTGCGCCTGTATCCGTAGATTGCCAGTTCCACTGTCCGTGATGTAGCTGTTTAGTCCATCGTGATAAATCTGCAAGTCAGACCCAGCGCCAAACACTGCCTTATCGTTATCTGCAAACGAAATATCATTACCACCAGTAGTATTACCATTAGTAAGAATTTCAGATAACTCGTTATTACTTCCTATTTGGCTATCAACATAAGCTTTAATAGACTGTTGAGTAGCTAGTGCAGTTGCACTATCGCTAGTCATAGTGTCCTCATCTAGAACACTATCTACAGTAGTGGTACTACTTAAGTTTATAGAGTTAGCTGTAATAGCGTTAGGAACATCGTTACTACGTCCTGCACCCATTACAAAGATCTGCCCATTCTGAGATTGACTACGAATTACCTTAGCAATCTTCTGTACCTTATCAGCAGAAGCAGAAGGTCTTGTATTGATTAGCGTTCCTGTATTAGAGACATAAAGTTCATCTCCTACAGAAAAACTGCTAGTATCTAACCCAATATAGTTACCAAAGACAATAACATTACCTTTAGTATTATTAGCAATAGCTGTTGTGGTAATACCGAAGGCTGGCATTTTAGCTGGATCATCAGCGTCTGCAATAGCAATCTCTGGATCATTACCACTATGCCCTGCAATATAAACAGGAGTTCCTTTAGGAATAGTTGAGCCTTCTATGTTCTTAGCTTCAAACTGATGAGAGCCAAACATATCCCCAGTAATAGTGTCTGCTGAGAGGTCTCCTTGAAAGACCCCTCCGAAGACAGAAAAAGTATCGTATACAACTATCTCTACAATGTCTGAAGCAGTTAGAGCAGTAAGCCCAGCAATTGTATTAACAGTATTAACATTGTAGTCTGAACCAGCAACCAACAGCACACCGTTTAGGTATACATCTACGTAGTTACCATCAGCGAAAATTAAAGTATCGCCGTTATCATCTGCCCCTGATAGAGATGTTTCACCGCCAGTTGCAGTGTAGAAGTATCTGCTTCTTACTGCCTGGGAAGGTGTTTTACCTATATATGCCATTTATGTTACTCCGTTAAGTTAAGCAACTTCAGTTTCTTCTTCTTTAGTTTCAACTGATGCAATAAGTGCATTTGTGAATGCATCTTGCGCTGCTTGTACTTGATCTAGTTCAAAGCGAATGTTAGCTACTTTTTGTTGACAAGCCTTTACTTGATTAATAAGATAGGTTTGTTGTTCATTAAAGTCTTCTGGTTTATATTCTTCACCGTTAATAGTGATTACATTGTCAGTCATTTTATTCTCCTCGTTGTTCTTCTAAGTGTGCCGCATAAGCATCCTTCACAGCCTGTGTATGTACCGCTGCACAGATAGCTTGAACCTCTGCGCTTTCATCAGTGATGTCTGCGTCAGGTGCTACAGCGTGCCGTGAGAAGCTACGGCTAATCTCAACGCCATCACGCTTAATGACCGTTGCAGTGCGTACTTGAACGTGCTTGTAGTCACCTACGATTTCAATTTTGTCTTGTACTTGTTCTTCTGTTAGTGCCATCGTTTATCTCCTGTGATGGTTGGACTGTCTGACCTGATGTCCAATCAGGTTATTTAAATTATGTGTTTGTTGGGTAGGTAGCTACAAAGAAAAATTCAGCAGCACTACTACTCAGTTCGCTATGTTGTAAAACATCGTAACTGCTTGCGCTACTAGAATAAAACTGAAGGTTTGTGCCACCATAAATATATGTTGATGTTGCTTTTCCGTCTGTGTATTGGCCCATTACAGTCCCACCTGCATGGGTACCGATGGCTGTGAATGGTAAGTTTGCTATATTGATACCAGCCGTTGAAGTTCTGTCTGAAAAAGATTGAAGAAAAGCCCATACGGTAACCATGTTTCCAATTTTTCTATAATATGCGTGACTTGAAGTAACTGTCCCGTTGGTAAGAGCAGGTATCCAAGTACCCTCCTCATAGTCATCCAGATGATTAGCCGACCCAGTGCCGCCAAGGTAGACACCGCCGGAGAGGTAGAGGTTTTTCCATCTGTATGTGCCATCCCCAATATCAAAATAATTGTTATTCCAAGGTTTAATATTACCCTGACCCCAGATGACATTTGATGTAGCAGATGTTCCAGAATTTGGACGAATAGATACACTTGACACTCCGCCAAGTTCTATATTTCCACCAGAAACCGCAATATTACCCACTTGTGCGCCGTTGCTGTTGAATCGTACTAACTGTCCGTTACTGCTATTACGCCCAATTTGAACAGTTTCACCAGTGGCATCACGGCTAAAGATTGCGCTATCACCACCACGAATAGAATGTCCATTGCCTGTGCCGCCTACTGATGTTCGCCCCACCAGCACGTTTCCGCTGCTGTCGATGCGAAGGCGTTCTGTAGCGTTACTAAAAAACCGCATAAAGTTGGAATTGTGATTGTAGTTAATCCAACCTCTATATGCGTCAGCCCCCGAAGTGCCATCTGCAAAAGCTATACTACCTTCATTAGCAGTGCCAGACGCAATAGTAATGCCGCTGTCGCTAGAGCCAGCAACAACTAAATCATTCATAATTGAGTTATAAGAACTAGGCGAAGTCGTCCCAATGCCAACATTACCGCTGGTATCAATGTTGATACCCCCAGTGCCATTGTTTGTTAATGTGCCGGATAAGTAGAGGTTTGTAAAACGGTTTGTGCTATTTCCTAATGCAATGGCTGCATCACGATTAGTATTTCCTGTGGCATTCCAAGGCGTAATTTCATCAGCATCACCGACTATCCGCAATGCAACAGTATCATCACCTATGTAAAGTCTACCACCAGTAGCCCCAATACTACCCACAGGGCTGCCGTCTTTGCGTAGGCTGATAATTTCGCCGTCACTACTCGTCCTGTTTAGCAGTGCAACTAAGTCAGCATTACGCACACCGATGATTGCGCCATCTGGTCTTAACTCTGCACCAACGGTTGTTACGCTGGCACTCGTCTTACCTACCAGCAAGTTGCCGCTGCTGTCAATGGTAGCTCGCGTAGTGTTATTTGTCATAAGCTGCAATGGATGGTTTGATATAGAACCTACATTAATTACTGTCCCACCACCGTAGTTCATCGAACCTATTGCAGTTCCGTTGGACGTATTAATCCGCCCTTCTACAGTTAGTTTTGTTGAACTGTCATAATGTGTAGTCGTCCCAATACCCACTCTGCCGCTGCTGTCGATTCGCATACGTTCTGTGCCGCCATCAATTCCAAAAGTAATAGGGTGTGTGCCAATACTAAGCACAGAAACCGTGTTTGCACCTGTTGTACCAAAGTATCCATTTGCAGTTCCGTTGGTAATTTGCAGGTAATTTGCACCAGTTGTGTTTACTATTTTTGAGGTAATAGCGTTGTCGGCGGCAGTAATATCTAAATAATCAGCCGTTACCGTACCAGTAACATCTACACCAGTGCTAGTTATCTCTAACTTATCAGCACCGGCAAGTTGCATTTTAAAGTTACCAGCACCAACATCATCAAGAATACTATTGCTACCGTCATGGTATATTTCTAAGCTTGGTGATGTACCAAAAATAGCCTTACTATTATTAGTAAAGCTCATATCACCAGTTGAAACAAAGGATGTTCCTGTGATAGAACCAGTAACATTTATATTACCAGTTCCAATAACGTTACTAGTGTTAAGGTCTAAGTTTCCACCAAGTTGAGGTGTTGTATCCTCTGAAAGATTTGCAATTGCATTTGCAGCAATAGTATCTAGCTTAGTACCGTCAGTTGCTACATCACGACCATCTACAGTTCCACCAACCGTAATGTTACCTGCTACATCAAGGGTTGTTGCTGTGTTAAAGGTTACAACCTCAACACCTTTGCCAATATATGACATATTAAACCTCCCTTATGTGATTTCTAGAAGTGACGCAATAGCATCTGCTGAAGATAAAACATTACTAGTTACCTTCAGAGTATCTCCTGGTTCCATTACTACTTTTTGTTCTCCACCAACTACAACAAGGCTACTGCCTACAGGAATTGGTGCATCTTTAATAATATAAACGCTATCTTCAGCGCCGCTTGTTCTCGTACTAGCATCTAACTCTACATCAATAACAATCTGACTAGCTACAATATTAGCTACTGTAAGTCCAATAATTGTTGTTTGTGTAGCAGCTGGACAAGTGTAAAGCGTAGCAGCAGAAGTTCCAATAGCGGTATCTGTTTTACTTTTAAAACTATTAGCCATAGTTATCTCCTATTATCCTAGTGCAATAGCCATAGCTACCGCTGCATTATTTGCTTCTGTTACTGCAAAGGCAGTTGTTGAAATACTAGTGTTATTAGTTCCGCTCGTCTGTGTAGTGCCTGTTACAGTACTTGCAAGTACACCATCGATACTTGGTGCTGAAATAGCACCTGTGAAAGTAGCACCAGTAAGCAATGCAAAACCACTACCTGAAACATAGGCTGCAACCCAAGCACTACCTGTGTAAACTTTCATTACGTCATCAGTTGTGTTATAGTATAACATACCTGATTGTAACGGATCACCATCATTATCAGTAGTAGGGTCTGCTGTTTTAGCACCTAGATACTTATCGTCAAAGTTATCAAAGGCTGCTAAGGCTTGATCTCTTGCTGCTTCTGCTGCTGTCTGTGCACTACTTGCTGAAGTAGCCGAGCTAGCTGCATTAGTCTCGCTAGTAGCTGCATTAGTCTCTGAAGTTGCTGCGTTAGTCTCGCTAGTTGCTGCATTATTTTCAGAAACAAGAGCTGCCGCTGCTGATGCTGCAGCATTGGTCTCGCTAGTGGCCGCATTAGTTTCACTAGTAGCCGCATTGTTTTCCGAGGTAAGAGCTGCTGCTGCAGAAGCTGCTGCATTTATTTCAGAGGTACTAGCATTGCTTGCTGAGGTAGCTGCATTAGTAGCACTTCCTGCTGCTTGTGTAGCACTTAAGGCTGCTGCAGTTTCACTAGAGGCTGCATTAGTTGCACTAGTTGAAGCTTTTGCAGCATAGTGTAATGCTGAAAATTCAGTTCCATCAACAGTAACATCTTCTGCTTTTGTTGCCCAATCTTTTGCTGGACCCCTATTAGCAGTGTTTGTAACCCCAGTACCACCAATTGCCCAAGCCTTAGATGAGTAGTCTGTACTTTCAACAATTCCATTTGTTTTAACTGCCCAGTCTTCTGCGTTTGTTTCGCTAGTGGCTGCGTTTGTTTCACTTGTAGCCGCATTAGTTTCACTTGTAGCGGCATTGTTTTCAGATACTAGTGCGGCGGCAGCTGATGCTGCTGCAGCAGTTACTGAATTTCCAATTGCGGCTAAAGAGGCTGCTGCCGAGGTTGCACTGGCTGCAGCTGAAGTTGAAGAAACTCCAGCATTAGTAGCTGCTGTTTGTGCATCTTCAACTAGTCCAGCAAGAGAGCTGGCTAATGTAGTTATTACACTACCATCACCTGAATTGAAAAGTCCACCAAGAGAACCATCGTCAGTTGCTCCAGTGGTATTAGTGGTATCTGGACTTGCAGGTGTAGCCATTAGATTAACCCTCCTGCATTATAACTCATTTGAATGTTACCGCCAGATGCTCCCCGTTTATTATCTTCATCATTCAATTCATCTATTTCTTGAGCAAACATAGCAAAGTATTTTTGCGCCTGTTCATCATCCTGAAGATAAGCAAATAGTTCGCCTAGCGAACCCATAAGAAGAATTCTTTCATTATCATCACGTAGCCAATTATAGGCAAGCTGCCCAAGATAGTATGCACTTGTAACTGTACCACCTGCTGCGGTTGCTTCAGCTTGTGTTGCATAAGGAGTTGCTACACCCCCAATAGTAGAAAACCAAAGTTCAACGGCACCCGTTACACCTTGAGAAGACGGATTAAGTAATCCTGCAGTATAGTTAGTTGGTGTTACATTATATAGTGCATCTAATGCTGGAAGTCTGCGATAATAGTGTAATTCAATTTTAGTAGCCGTACCACTAGTTCCCCCATCCTGAAAAGCGGGAGATAGTATTACTGTGTTTCCTCGTCTAGACCAGAAAGCAGAATAGTTATATTTACTTGCTGTCCAATCATTAAATGTTCTTAAGTCTGTCTTTTCGTTAAAAACTCGTGTGGATTGATTTGCTGCATCCACCTCTCGAATTTCAATAAATTCGATAAGGTCAGACGGTACTGTAATTTCTGTCTTACTAGGAACAAGGTTGTTTCCAGCTGTTGTTGCAGCAATCAAGTCAGTTGAATTGTAACTAATAGTGTTTTCAAGCGCAATAACCCTTAGTTTACGATATGCTTTATCTGCGGCATACCTTAAACAGTCTTTGATTATATTATCGCTAAGAACTGCTGAGTCTTTATTAGACCAGTTCCTCACTAAGTCAACGAACTGTGTATAAGTTCTTGCCATCCTTGGCCTCCTAATTAAGTATTGATTACCAAATCGGAGTATTCTGTAATTAAGATCTTTTTAAGTTTTTTAAGGTTATTAGGATCTTGCATAAAAGTTGGATCATGTAGATCTAGTTTATGGTCTTCAAGAATCTTAATAGCTACAATGTCAGGGATAGTTGCCATCTTACGGTATCCATTATTACTTTTACCATAATATGCTTCTTTATCTCGCTGAAGCTTTGCTGCTTCCTTATACTTTGAAATATCTTGTACTGCTTGCCAATCTCCACTCTGAAGATCAAAGCCAGCTTGAATACCTTCATTGGCTCCTACAGTTGCACTATAGAATTTAAAGTCTGTTTCTTTACTCATGTCCTCTCCTACTTAATTAGGCGGGTTCTGTATACGATACAAAACGACCTGACTTTCCAATATATCCCAATTGAGCACCTGCCGGGGCTGCAGCTGGAGCCGCGCCGACCGCAATTGTCGGTGATCCAATAGTTAAGTGTGTTAGCTTATAACCATTACCGCCGCTTACAGCAGCAGTGCGCCATACACATGTTTCAGCGGGGTAAGTATTCCCGTTAGCAGTTTGAATAACTAGCATTTACTTTACTCCTATTTGTTTGTTTATGAACGACCTTTAAATACCATTCCACCAGATGACTTATACTGCGGATCCATCTTTAAACCAGTGGTTCGCTCAGTATTCATTGGATGATTAGGTCTAACATTTTTAGGTGGTTTAGACTTAGGTAAAGGCATACCCTTCATACACTTGCCTGCAGCTTTACATTTAGCTGGTGATGGACAATCTGCGCATATCTTCATATTATACTCCTATAGTAAAAAGAGGGGAAGCCCGAAAGCCTCCCCTCAATAAAACCTACTCTAGGCCGTAGATAGCACCACAACCCAATGGGTTACGGACTTCCAAGGTTGATTCTTCAACCATCATGCCTTTAGTTGAGTCGCCTTGCTGGCCTACATCAACTTCTGCAAGAGGACGCAGAGTTGCTACAGCAAACCACATCGGATCATAGATCAATGCAGAGAAGTTAGCAAGGTTAGTAACACCAGCGCCTGAGTGAGCAACGTTGTTGTCACCAGTAAACGCAAAGTTGTTTGTGAGACCCATGATGTAGTTAGGAACTACCATAAGATCACCGAAGTCTGACATATAGATGTCAACTGACTGACGCAGTTTGCCTGAGTCGTCAATGTTACGCTGTACGCCTGTGTCGCCAACCATCAAGTCAGAGAAGTCACGGCGAAGCTTTGGTGACAGCATGATCTTTGAGGCTTTACCGCCTTGCTCATAGATCTTCTGCATGACTGAGTCAATGTTAGTCAAAGCAATTGGGTCACGATCAGGTGCAGTTGTTGAACCAGCAATGGTTGAACGAGGAATAGCTGTACCGTCTGCATCTGTACCAGCGCCAGTTGTTGCATCTGAAGGAGCCTGGAATTCACCAACGTAGTCAACTGTTGAAGCTGAGTTGATGAAAGCCTGATAACCACCAGCTGAACGAGCGTTAGCGTTTTGTGTACCTACAGCGTTTGAAACATTCATTGAGTGAACCATGTCAAACTCAACGTCACGGCGCAGTTCAGTACCACGCTTCTTCAACTGATAAGCATACTCATCAGCTACACCAGCTTGATCTACTGCACGGCGTGTGCCTGATACAGCAATTGTCTTACCGTTGATCTGAGTGTAGTTACCCAGACGAGTGCGATATGGACCTGAAATAGCAAACTTGTCGCCAGTTGCAGGTGTTGCACCTGTACCGCCTGAGCCTGTTGCGTCTGGTGCAATCCAGTCTGTACCTTCGCCAATGCGAGAGTTGCCTGGTGCTTCCAGCTGGTCTGTCTGCCACTCATGGTAGATAGCTGTTGCTTTTGCTTTGCCAATAGATGACATGAAAGGGGTTTCATCACGAGTAATCATTGTGATGAAGTTAGCAAGATCCTCACGCTGTGAGACGTCTTTGCCGGTTCCGCGAGCTGGTCCTGCTGGACCTCCGGTGCCGCGAACACCAAGATTATTAGCCATTATTCATATACCTCCGAGGTATTATAAGTTAAGTGAGCGTTGTGCTAAACTCCTAAGAAAATCTTGTTGTTCATCAGCTGAAGCATTACCACTCAAAGCCTTCTGCCTTAATCGTTCTGCATTACTTGTTTCCTTCTGGGAACGAGTCTTAGCTTTACGAATAGGCGCTTTTTTAACTACAGTGGTTTTACGTTTAGCTTGTCCTTTAGAAACACCTTGTTTTAAGCGACGATAGTCATCAACAAACTTAACGATGATAGGATCTGCAATAGTATCTAGTACTTCAGGTGCAATTCCTTCTCCAATAGCAAATTCACGAATTGCCATTGCAGTATCTTCATTAAAGTCAGGGATTAGAGTTGGAATTGTTTCATTGAAATAATTCAATTGCTCTGACCATTGTTGTTCTATCTTTGCTTCTTCTTGTTTCTGAACTGTCTCTACTAGTGTTTCACGTTTTTTGCGTGCTTCCCAGTATTGCTTTTGAGATTGCTCTCGCTTATCTTTCAGTTCATTAACTTCATAGGTGTCGCCATCAGCACGAGCTTGTTCAATTGCTGCTTCAATCTCATGGTATTCCTTAGCGAGTTCTTGTTCTTGACTATAAAGCACAGCAGCAGAAGCTTGAGCCATCGAGTTAATCTCTTGGATTTTACTCTGATACTCCTCTTCCATTACTTTTCGTGCTTCGCCAAGTTCACGACCCTTGTTAGAAAGATGTTGTTCAGTAGAATAACCTTTGATAAGGTCATTAAAGGTAACAGCTACTTCTTCCCCGTCAATTTTAACGAGTACAGCAGCATCCAAATCGAGGTCATCAGTAGTGTAGACATCAGCTTCTTGGGTAGACGTATCATCCGCATCTTCTGCTTCCACTTCATCTTCTTCGATTTCTTCTTCATCATCAACGTTATCGGCTTCGTCTGATTCTTCTGGGTCTTCGTCATCAGAGTCTTCCGCGTCTAACTGTGGTACTTGCTCATCGGGTAGAGATTCATCGTCTCTGAGAAACTCAGTATTACGAAGAATGTCAGCCAGCATAGCCTCTTCAGTTCGACTTTCACCCGTTGCTACAGAGTCATCCAATTGGGTAGAGTCTGTTGTTGCATTGGTATCTTCCATTTCTAATTACCTCCCTTCTTGGTAACAGGTGCTACCGCAGGTTTAGGTTGTTTAGAACTATAACGATCTTTAAGTTCATGCATATAATAAAGTACTTCAGCGTTAAGCTTTGCTTTACCTGCACTACGCATAGAGTCATACTCTAGCGTATCAATCATAGTTTCATAATTCTTAATAAGTTGGGCGTAATCAATTAGTCGCTTCGCCATTAGTGTCCTCCATCATATGCGGAATATTCTTCCCATACATTTCAAAGCCTATCATTTTCTCTTTAACACTTCCTAGTGCCATAGCAGAGCTATAGAGAAACTCACGAGACTTTGTTTCATGCGGCTCCGTCTTGAGCCATTCAATAAAGAGGTCGATTAGAACCTCACCGTATACTTCATCAAAGAATTCATCCCGTTCCTTGGCGGCGAAGTGACCCTTAACATGAGCCCTTCGCGCCAATTCTTCAGGATGAACTTTATGATTACCGTATGACTTAGTATTACCTAGCTTCGTCTCAGCTGTCTTGCGGTATTTGTCCATCTTGTTGTGTCATTTCCTGTTGTTGTGGTTCAGGTTGCCCCATAATAATTTGACGGGCAAGCATAAGAACCTGATCATAGGAAGGATGCTCCGGTAAGGTTGCACCCTCTTTAGTTGCCTTAATAGCAATATCTGCCCATTCCTGGAAGTGCTTATCAATAGACACAGCTAATTGACGAGCATTATCATCCATGGTATTTTTAGCTTGAGCGTTAGTATAACCAACGTTGGCTTCTGCTAGTGATGCATCTGCTATCTTTTTACGTTGTTCAATTTCTTTATCAAGCTGAGCGTCTTTACTCTGTTTATCAAGCACTTGAGCTGCCTTCTGTACAAAGTCTTCTTGAGTATAGTCTTCAAGAAAATCATTACTATCAATATTCATTGCTTCAATTAGCTTAGTTGCTAATACTGCAGGGGCTGTTGGCTTAATTACCATACCTGCACCTTGTTGGTTTAGTGATGGTAATATTTCTGCACCAATCTTACTAAGCTTATTAATAGCATTAGCATTAGAGTTTTCACCAATATCTAACATAATCTCAACGTCCATACGTGATGGTAACTCACTCATGTTTACAGTACCGTAGATACCGTCCATGGCATAAGTCTGTTTACCTTTCATGTTTTGATAAAGGGTATTATAGATACCACTAATAAGTCGCTTAAATCCAGTCTCCGCAAATCTACGCGCGATATGCTGGATCCTCTTTTGAGCAGCTGATTGTACAGCTGAAAGCTTCTGTTCAGAGTTACCCGATACATAAAGAGTATCGTTTAGACCCTGTGCAGCCTTTGACATACCTGTTGCTTGTTCTTTAATAAGCTGTAAGTGCTCAAGCAAAGGTACAGTACCTGTTGAAATAGTTTCTGGTGCTAGTGCTGCTACTGCGCCCTGTGGATTACCGTTAGTTGGAATAATCTGCTTAGGCTTCATGTTTTGTAGCGCACTGAAGTCTACTACGTTTGGATCAGCTAGCTTAGGAGAATAGTTAGTTAGATAAGTATTCTCTACAAATCCACGAAGGATTGCTGTGCTAGCAAGAGTAGAAGACCTGGTAAAGTCTGCCATTGATAAGCCAAAGAATTCGTGTGGAATATCAATTGGTACGATACTAGCTAGCGGAACATACTCAGCGTCTTCTTCATAGAGAATATGATTCCCTACTGTAATAAAGTGCTTAAGCTCTGCAATACCGTCTCCGTCCCTATCTACCCGAATCCAAGACTCAGTTAGTGTAACTTCACGGCTGGCCTCTGCAGGATAAGTATTTTTACCTTCGTATCCCTGCCAGTATCTCTGACCAGTAATTTCTTTTCTAGCAGCAACGTCTTCACTGTAGTTACCGCTACCTAGCCAATCTTCGTCACTTCCTAGAGACTGCCACTCTTGTTCTGTTAGTCCCTCTGCCCACTCAGGGTAGAACTTACGGAGGTCTGAACGTGTCATCTCTGACTGAATACCAACAAAGTTAGCGTCTTCAATGTCTTTAGCTTCGTTACTAATTCTAAAAGACTCAGGTGGAATAA